TTGAAGTAGCTCAGGAATATTTGAAATAGTCATTCCAGCCGCGCCGCCTGACATTAAATTCGACGCAGCACGGCTAATTGCTTCAGTTGTTTTATCTCTTTCAAAACCTTGAATAACAACGCCAGTACTATCAGTCAAAGTCCGCGGAAACGGTAACTGAATAGACGATATTCCTTTGATTGAACTACCGCGAGCTCTACCAGTTTGTCCAATAGATCCTGTCAATAAATCAAAACCAGCATTTAAGCCTTCATAAGAATATTCTTTAAATACAAACATGATGCTATGAGCTAAACCGGTTGCAGGGAAAGATAAATTTCCAATTGCGCCGCGGCTACTACTCATTGCCTTTTTAGTTTGCGGCCTATGGCCTAAACCTTGGTCCTGAATTGGCATATGGGCTTACCTTTTTCTTATAAATATTATTACTTATTTATATGGAAATGCGAGTGATGATATGACAACTAGAGGGCACAAAGGTAGGTTTAGGCCTAAAAATCCTGCTAAATACAAGGGTGATCCTAGTAACATTATTTATAGGTCGCTGTGGGAGTTTAAATTCTTTAGATATGTGGACATGCACCCTGATATTATTTGGTGGCAATCTGAAGAAGTGATAGTACCTTATTATTCGCCAATTGACGGAAAAAGACATAGATATTTTCCAGATGTAATTATTAATAAACGCGTTGGACCAGTAACAAAAACAGTGATGATTGAAATAAAACCGAAAGCACAAACAAGACCGCCTGACCCAAGAAAAAAAAATCAAACCAAAACGGGTGCAGTTTCAAGGCGTTATATAAATGAGGTTAAGACATACGGTATTAACGAAGCAAAATGGAAAGCAGCGCGTGGTTTTTGCGCAGACCGTGGTTGGGAATTTGTAATTATGACAGAAGATCATTTAGGGATAAAATAAATGGCAGCAAAAGTATTTGATGATATTCTATTGAGAGGAGTTCGTGAAGGGCAAATACCGGCACGGACACAGGAAGCACGCGATTGGTATCGTAACCAAGCAGGGCAGATGCGCGGAGTAAGACAAGATCGCGTTATACGAGAAATGGGTTCAGACCGATACGAAAACCGGTTTAGACTAGGTAATATGTATATGTTTGGTTATGATCCAAAGCATAAAGCAACATTACCATATTATGATAGGTTTCCCCTCGTGTTTCCAATAAATAAAGCAGATGGCGGGTTTTTAGGAATTAACTTTCATTACTTACCTCCTGTACTACGAGCAAAATTAATGGATCAACTTTATACTATAACAACAAATAAAACATATAATGAAAATACACGATTAAGAGCAAGCTATGATTTATTGAATGGTACTGCAAAATTTAAAGAGTTTAGGCCAACAGTAAAACATTATCTCGCCAAACAATTGAAAACAAAATTGACTTATGTTGCTCCATCGGAATGGGACATCGCGTTGTTTTTACCAAGTCCTGCGTTTGTCGGTGCAAGTAAGCGTCAAGTTTATGCCGACTCGAGAAAAATTATAAGAGGAAGATGATGGCATTTAACATCACAGAATTTAAATCTACAATGAGCCAATTTGGTGGATTATCCCACGCTGGTTTATTCGAAGTGACTATACAAGGAAGAGCTAGAAACTCATCCCAAATTACTCCGAGACAATTAACATTTTTCTGTAAGACAATGTCTATCCCAGGAATTACAATTAACACGGCCACTTACGATGTAACTGCAAAACTGCCACGAGAAATGCCAACAGGTATTGCTAATAATCCAGTCAATGGAATATTTTTAGTTGACTCAAGTCATGAAATATTAAAGTTTTTCCATTCTTGGGCTCAGAACGTTGTTAATTATAGTACTGCTGGCGGTGAATTGGCTGAAGTAAATGGTATGCTACCGTTTGAGGTTGCGTACCGAGAAGATTATGCGGCAACGATCATAATTAAATTTTATAACCCGCATCCTACAGGAACTAACAACACTTATTATGAAACAGTATTGGAAGGAGCATTTCCAACTGCAATTGGTGAAATAGATTTATCATGGGAAAACAACGATAGCTATGCAACGTTGCCTGTATCGTTTTCTTATGATAAAATTAGATTTACAGGGGAAGTACAAGGATCTCCAACCACAAGATTTAATCGCGGAACTGGTTTACTATCATTCTTAAATTCAGTAGGCTCTTTGGCTAATGTAGTAGGTCAAGGATTGAAATTTAATAGTGTACAAGATGCCGCAAACCGCTTGTTAAAATTTAGAAACTCGTGGGATAATATAACAAACTTTTTTAGATAATGGAGATATAAATTATGGCTTTACCAAAAATTGATTTACCTATTTTTGAAGCAAAACTTCCATCTACCGGACGGACTATACAATATAGACCTTTTACGGTAAAAGAAGAAAAGATTATGCTGATTGCGCAAGAGGATGAAGATCCTTCGCAAGAAATGGTTGCGACAAAACAAGTAGTAAATAACTGTCTTATAGATATGGACATAACTGAACTTGCAATGTTTGATCTTGAATACGTTTTCTTATTATTAAGATCGAGATCTGTTGATAATACAATCACGTTTGGTATCGTGGATCCTGACACAGATGAACCGGTTGAATTAACTATGGACATTGAAGAAATTAAACTACTTACACCTGAAGGTCATACTAATGAAATAAAAATTAATGATGATTTTATGTTATACCTAAAGTATCCATCTATTGACGAATTTATTAAAATTGCTGAATCGGATCTTGAAGATCCTTTAATAAACTATATGATTTTAATATCTTGTTTAGATAAAATAGCATCAGAAGATGAGGTGCACGAGTTTAAAGATTATACTAGTGATGAAGTTGACCAATTTATGGAAAATATTCAAGGTGGAGTTATCAGGGGAATACAAAACTTCTTTGAAACAATGCCAAAGCTACGCCATGAAATGAAATATACAAATAAAGAAGGTAATGAAAAAACATTCGTAATAGAAGGAATGAAATCTTTTTTCGTCTAGTGCTGAGTCATATAACTCTCGCTAATTATTATCAAATGATATTTAGTTTGGCTCAGCACCATAAATATTCGATAACAGAGATTGAAAATTTATTACCTTTTGAAAGAGATTTGTATTTTGGTATGTTAAGTGACTTTATACAGAAACAAAACGAAAAGAATGGGGTTGCGTAATGGCAGAGCTCTCAGCTGAAACAACAGCGATAGTAGAAAGATTAAGAGCAGAAGGCGATTTGGTTCGTAATAGCGGAACCAACTCAATACGATCTGTGAAAATCAAATTAGACCGTTTCGATGGTTTGTTTACATCAATTCAAACAAACGTAGCAGAGCAAACTCAAATACTCAGACAGCAAGCGGGTATTCAAGAAGCTGCAGCTGAAAATCGAAAGCGTCAAGAAGACTTTGAAAATTTAAAAGCTGAACAGGAAATTGTTGAAAAAAAGAATGACCGAGCTGCACAAGAAGAACGTGATGCAAAAATGATAGATGGAATGCGAAATGCGTTTTCTTTAAAGAATTTGGCATTAGGGGCAGGTGGCGCTTTCCTAGGATATAATCTATTAAAAGGTGCTATTGACGAACAGTTTAATGGCGCATTTTCAAATATGGAAAAAGGTATCAGTGAATTTAATCCTGCAGTTATACAAGAAACATTCACTAATTTAAAAACTACTATCGGTAATATGGATAAAACAATCGCTAATCTTAATTCAACAGTAGCAGGATTGCAAGAAGACATTGAAAAATTTAAAGAAGATATTACAAGCTTTGGTTTTTGGGTGGGGGCGATTACTTCAGTGATTGGTGCCCCGTTTCTTATTAATGCTACAAGAAAATTAGCACAAACATTAGATGAAATAAACGATAAAAGAATAGCAAGAAGAACACCTAACATTGATCCGATGCTCGACGAAAAAGGCCGAGGAAGTAAATACGCAAATTATGGAGAATCATTAAATAGAGCTGCTGAAGCTGAAAGAGTAAGACTGGCCGAGGTCGAAAGAGTTAAGGCAATAGAGGATGCCAGAAAAATAGAAACCGAAAGATTCAGAAGAGCCAATATGGTATCTCAGTTTACCCCAGAATTGTCAACATTTACACCAGAAGGCCCGGGGTATTTGCCTGACAGAATGTCTGTAGCAGGGTTTCAAACTGCTAATCAAAATAAACCTATTGTGCCTTCAATAGACAAGCCATTGACTGGTTTTAATAATAGTCCTACGCAGATCGGAAAACCCCAAGGCGCTACCACGTTTAAACCAACTGCTGCTGTAAAAGCAGCTCCTGCAAATACTAATAGAAGAGCCACAAAAAGCGACCTACAAAAATTGTTGCAAGATTACAATGATAAAATTCCTGCAAAATGGCGTAATGTTTTAATGAAAATCTTTGATTATTTGAATAGAGTAAACGTAGCATTTAAAGTAGTTGACTTAATTATGATTTTAAGCGCGTTGGAACAGACTGAAGAATCACAGAGAACAAAACTATTAGGAACATGGCTTGGCGGCTTTATTGGTGCTGGTGGTGGCGGTTTAGCTGGCGGCGCTGCTGGACTGCTCGGCGGACCACTTGCGTGGCTTACAGTTCCTGCAGGTGGAATTGCTGGCGCAATTCTTGGCGGTCTTGCTGGAGATTATCTTGGCCTTAAAATTGTGGAATGGGCATTGGGTGAAACACCGCCACAAAGTGAAATTAACAAAGTTCAATCTCAAATTAATGATGCTCTTGGCACTTCACAACTGATGGCAGAAGCTGCAGCAAAATATGGAGGTGGTGGGCAAACTACTACATCTGCAAACTATGGACCTCCGGGTACTGGCGGCCTAGGTCTATTTGACGTGCCAGCCGCAGCTATATCTGGAATGGGAGTAGGATCGGGTAGGGTTTATCCAAATGCAAGGTTGAGCAGCGCTCAAGCAAGAAGAATTGTGAATGTTGCGCCAGGGTTTGAAACTAATGCTTTAGACGCGATTGCGGATCTAGCTCTTCAAAATGGTAACACTGTTATTATTAAAGGTGGGGATCAAACTGTTTCACCAGTTATAACACAAAAAGGCGGTGATGCATTTGTTGAAGCTCCTACCATTATCGGTGGTCATATGGATAAAAATATGAACACTTACGCATCAGGTCCGTATCCTGGTACCGTGTATGATTAATTAAAAAAAGGGGACCCGAAGATCCCCTTTTCCTTAATCTTTATTTGAAACAAACGAATACATTTCTGTAGCTTTTTTCGTGAGCTCCTCGACTGAATATAGTTCAGTCATCTTTTGATATTCTTCAAATTGAATTTGACCTAATTCCATCATTTTGGCTGCATAGATATGGTTAGTTTCATGG